TACAGGTACTGTGCAGATACCTGGTTGGCTTCGTCGATCTGGTCGATGGGAAACTCGGTTCCGTCCAGAGCCATTACCGTCTGGCTTTCGGGATAGTACTCCATCCCCGAAACCATTACGATACCTTCCTCGTGGAAGCAGGGAAAGTCAACATCAGCCCAATCTGTTTTGGTGGTCACTTCGATTGTCATTGTGGTTTTCATTTTGTTTGCCTCGTTTAGTTTGATAATTAAAGTATATACTTTTTTAACTTTATCTGTCAAGCTATATTTTATAAAAAAATATTCTCTTTTCGTAATCTCTCAATCACCTTCACCCACAGTACCCGCTTCCCGGTTTCCCGCCGGAGCCTCGCTGCCAGATCCACCGCTGCTTTGGGCACATAATACCTGCGGTCTTTAGTGAAGGAAGGCAGTGTTCCGATCTTGATACTGGCCCTCAGGGTGGCCTCGCATTTCAATCCCAGGATCTTGGTCGCCACGTCGAGCGGGTAGGCCTCCCACGGTGCCCCGGGGCACTCCTCCCGGCGAAGCAGATTCCAGCGTATTTTGACATTGCCTTTCCGCAGCTGCGCCAGCCCCCAACGGACATGGGACTCGCGGACGTACCACACGCCCCGGATCTTGCAGGCGTCAATCACGCCACGCTTGGCAAGATAGCAAATGGTAGATTTATCGCAGCCCAACAGCTTGCAGGCCTCCGGTGAGGAGAGCGCAGGCCATGGCGGGGCGGCAAATGGCTGGTAATACGCAATGATCTTGTCAATCTCAGATTCAGGGATTACACGCCGCCGGTTGACCTTCTTGCTCTTGAAGTGATTACTGCTTAGCTTCACCTTCAGGGAGGCTTCACTTGCTCCGGAGATCTCACAGGCTTCCTGAATTGAGTAGTACCCCGGCGGGGCCTCGAATGTCACGCCGTAGCGATAGGCAGCGCAGATTACCGCATGGCGTGTCAGCCTGTGGCCGAAGCGCTTCTCAAAGGCGTTGATAAAGCGATCAATACCAAGCAGGTTGTAGTCATTGCGCAGAAAGGCCACAGCCTCTGGATTTCTGGAGAAATAAAATCTTGCCATTCTTGCTGTTTCGTATTTTTTTGTTAAACTGAATTAAAAAGGAAATCAAAATGAAACCCACGCGAATCATTCAAAACTCAGGCAACGCTGAGTGGATCACGCCTCCTGAAATTCTACAGGCTGCCCATGCTGTAATGGGTGGGATTGACGTTGATCCCGCCAGCATGCCAGAGGCACAGAGCTTTGTTAAAGCCTCCAAGTATTATACCGCCCTCGATGACGGATTGGCCCAACAATGGGAGGGGCGGGTGTGGCTCAACCCGCCGTATGCGCAGCCCCTGATTCAGAAGTTTATTGTTAAGTTGGGGCAGGAGTACGACCAGTACCGGATTGCTCAAGCCATGGTGCTGGTCAACAACGCCACAGAGACCAAATGGGCGCAGGAGCTTTTCAGGCGCGCTCAGGCAGTCTGCTTCTTCCAGCGCAGGCTTCAATTCTATCGCCCGGACGGGGCCAAGGCAAAGCAACCCCTTCAGGGGCAGGTGCTGTTTTATATCACCCGCGATACCTGGAGGCTGACCCAGTTTGAGTACTGGTTCGGTAAACACGGGGCTGTGATGACAAAGAGAATGAAAGAAAGAGAGATCACCGGCCATGTCTGAAGAATCACACCGCTTTCTGCAGGAGCGCTCAAACCTGTTGGTGCAGACCCTGCGCGAGCAGTTGTTGGCGCAGGAGAATGAGATCGCCCTGATGTCTGCCGAGCTCGCCAGATACCGCCAGATTGAACAGTGTCAGGCCCGCAGGCACGAGCTCAATGAGCGCTGGATGCGTGAGTTCAACGCGCCGTCTGCCGTAAAGCCCTATTGGCAGTTTGAACTGATAGACTTTATCAGAGAGAAAGCCGGATACGATTCTTCGCACGAGATCTTTTTCACAACTCTGATTCAAATCACCTTCGGCAAAGAAGGGCTGGATCTGCTGAATGAAATTATGGATCTGCAGGATAGAATAGTTAAATTGGAGTGTGGTGAATGAGTAACGAATATGAGCAACTTGGGGGCGTGTACCAGTGGGTACGCCGGGAGTCCTACCGGAATGAGGTGCTTGCTTCAGAGCGCCGGACGGCCATGGAGAACGCACTGCGAGCCCTGCAAGCGGGAGAACCCGAGCTTGCCCGGAGAATCCTGACAGAAGCGCTCCGGCGATGATGACAGAAATTATGCTAGACTTCTTTCACCTCCAGCGGCAGAACGACCGCATGATGCAAAGCCAGATCCGGGCGGCCTGTATGGTAGCCTATCTGCAAGACTTTATCAAAGAGCAGGTGCCGCCTGATCGGAATATCGAATTTATTGCTGAATCCCTTGAGGAGATCCTGAAGATTCTAAACGTGAGGGTCATAGATGAGTGAGATTGAGTTCGTGATCTGCCTGATCCTATTTGGTGTAGCCATGGTCTTTGCCGCGATCCCGAGGGACACGCGCCGTGGGTGAGTACAGAGTAGAACAGGTTCCCGAGGGCTGGCGGGCGTGGGTGTTGAGTGAAACGCGACTGGTGGTGATTGAGCGCAGTCGCGAACTGGCGCTGGAGTCTATCCGTCAGTTACATTTGGATAAAATTGAAGCCGACAGGCGTATTGACCAACTGATCAAAAAGAAGTAGAATTTATTAACCTCTGACGAAGGAGTCAAAAATGATTGCCCGGTTTATAGTCAAACCAGAAGAAGCCCGCGCCGGCAGCCACGCCGGAATCTGCGGGGTGTGCGCTCAGTACACCGAGCGCGGAGTGCATAAAGATGATGTGCTTCAAAAGACCACAAGCAACGTAACCGTAACCTTCCCCGGCCTGACAGATACCATGTGTGAATTCTGTCTGGCCATGTGGGACAACGGCAAGCCCAACAAATTCAACCGCGCCATGCTCGCCACAGAAGGAAAGCTATACTTCCCCCTGATCGCAGCCAACCCGGAGATCCAGAGCGAGGAGCGCCCGACGTGGGGTGAGGCCCTGCGCGCCCTGAAGCCAGAGGAGCCCCGTGTGTGTGTGCTGAATCTGGACTTTAAGAAAAGGGTGTGGCCGCGGGCCAAGATCTCACAGGGAGACGCGCTGTCAATCCTGATTCACGATAACAGCCGCACCTTCTCAGATAACCTGCAGTGCAGCCTGTCCCGCCTGCTGCATACGCTGGATCGCCTTGAGGAGATCTACACGCTCGGATTTAGCAAGGCCGCCATGGAGACTTCACTGATGGGAATTCAAAAGCAGGTCAAGCTTGTCGGCTTCAACGTCACAATGGCGCTAGAGCGAGAACTGCAAGAACTGCGCCAGATGCCCGAGTTCCTGCCTGCGATCATTATCTGTCAGAAGCGCGAGACAGTTTTGTGATAGAACAGATTTTCAACGTATCAGCCTGTTTCTGGGCTGGCATCAACAAGTTGTATAAAATAAAGGGAGAACCCAATGATTAAACCGATTCACCTGTTACTCACCTCACGCAATCCGGTCGCCCATGGCGAGGCTGGCGCGTCAAACATGGGGCCGAACAACACCACGTTGTTTAACCGTGAACTGAAACTGATCCGCCGCCCGGGCTCAGAAGTAAGCGTTGAGCGCGCCAGAGCCGCACTGGAGCAGATCTGCGATCAGTTTATCCTGCCGCCGGATCAGATTGAACTGCTTGATGCCTTGCCCGGACAGGGCCTGTTGTCTGTGTTGTTCGTGAGCCTGGTACCCAAGATTTACGCCGGTGAGGGCTGTGGCCTGTTTAGTGGCATCAGCCGGTACGAGTACCTCAAGACCCGCCTGCGTGACGGAGCAAACCGCTCCCTGAGTCTGAGCGCGCTGTGGAGCTATCTGTCCCGCAAGCTCGGATTGACCATGCCGCCGGTGGCCTACAATGAAACCCTGTCTGGCTTCTTCTCACTGCCCAAGGGGATCCAGATCCAGATGATCAATTTCATGTTGGATCAGCCCGAGACCTGCGTGATCGCTGCACAGTTTATCAACTCCGGGGCCAAAGAAGTGAAGAAAGCCAAGGCTGAAGCCCCAACGCTGTTCGACAGCCCTGATGTGCCTGTAGAGCGCTTCCGAGCATCTGACCAGCAGGCCGCAGATCTGGCCGGATACGCATCTTCCGTGATCCCTGTGCGCCTGCCGAGCATCAGCGGAAACTCAATGCGGCACTGCATGCTGCGCGAGCCGGGAGCCCTGCGCCTGATTGAAGAACTCGGGCTGAGCAAAGAAACCCGGATTCCCATCGGGGTTGAGCGCTTCCTGTTCGGTGGTGGGAACACTGCCGCCGGAGCGAAGGCCCCCGGAAATGCGGATCTGCTTGAAGCCACGATGCGCAAGAAATACCCCCTGATTGACGCGCTCGGAGGGACAGTCGATGCCTTTCTGCTGACACGGAGCCAGACCAGTATTGCCGGCTGGGTGGTGTGCAAAGAGAACAACGATTGTACAGAGCAGTTTGGCGTGTCCAGTGACGTGTCAATCTTTGATATGCTTGAGGAGGAGACCCGTACCCGCATGGGTATCGGTGGCAAAGATAAGGACAGCGGCCAGATGATCTTTAGTTATGAAGTGCTGAGCGCCGGTCTTCAGGTCTTGGTTGACCTGAGATTCCAGCCCTTCACCTCAGACCTGACTCAATCCTGCGTCAAACAGGCTATCTGTGACTGGTCTGCCGCTGGCGGGTACCTCGGGGCCAAGTCTGCACAGGGCCACGGCGGTTTCAGTGTCGAAGCATTGGACGGGCTTGACGTGGGTTGCGGCGATCAGTACCTTGAGTTCCTGCGTGTCAACGCTGAAGAACTGCGCGCCGGACTTCTTGACGCCACCTTCGGGACAGAAAAGGTGCTCTGCGCTGCATGAGCTTCTTTAAGCCTGAACTTTTCTGCGAGTACGAGCGCAGGATTGCAGACCTGCCCATGCAGCCTTTCACCGTGTCGGTTGAAACGCTGTTCCCTGTTTACCACACCGACCCACTGACCCTTGACGGGCTGCTGGCATGGTGTGTGGTCTGGAAGCTATTCGAGGGCAAGCCCCCCGGATATGGGGGGGACGCCTGGTGGATTCCCCTGCCCCTGAAAGAATTGGCTCGGCATAAAGAGTTTCCCCTGTGGGCAGCGACAGACTTCCGGGCGGTCAACCCGCACCACGACAGCACGAACTATCACCGGAGATCTGGTGACAATCCCTATTCAGGCTTCGCCCTGAAAGAGACCAGCAACACGCGCCGGCCGCGCCGTATACCCTCCAGCGTGAACGGGCAGTACATGGATTACCGAATCCCTGAGCAGCTCGAGATTGCTGATAGATGGGTGGCCGAGGGGATCGGCAACATCAACGAGGTGTCGCACCTGCTGAAATTGGTGCAAAACCTTGGCCGGGGTGGCTCCCGGGGCCGGGGGAGAATCCGCAAGATTGAGATCCGCGCCCTTGATGATTTCAGTCTTGTGACCCCCGAGGGCAGGCTGAAAAAGAACGTGCCCATTGAGATAGACCTTGGTTTGAATCACAACAAAGACCGGATTCAGTTCGCAGGCTGGACACCGGCCTACTGGCAGCAAAAAAACTGGGAGTATTGTTACCTCGCATGATTGACATTTATTACAACCTGAGCGGCGATAAGGTCGCTGTTGATAACTCTTACCACCTGTTTTCTGCAGTCTGTCGGCTGTGGGACGAAGTGCATTGGCGTGAGGACATTGCGATCATGCCCATCAAAGGCCCGTTCACACCGCCAGAGCGCGTGCTGACCCCGCATCGAATGATGATGCGCGTCAAAGAGAACGACCTGCCGATCATTAAAGATCTGGTGGGCAAGACCCTGAGCCTGAACGGGGCAGAAGTCAAGATCGAAAGGCTTGAACGGATCAATCCGCTTTTACCGAAAGAGAAACTATTCTCTCGGCTGGTGATCGGCAAAGACAAAACCACACAGCGCGAGCTGTTAGACTTCGCCCGTGATGAATTAGCTCGGATTGGTGTGGCTGGCAAGGCTGAGCTTATGCGCCGTTCTGGTGATCTGGGGAACCGTGATCCGTTCGTGCGCCGGACGCTGGATATTAAGGGAGTCAATATCGTGGGCTATGCGCTGACCGTGGACGGCCTGAGCCCTGAGGATTCTATCCGGCTGCAAGAGCTTGGCATCGGAGGCCGTAGGCACTTTGGCTGTGGCGTGTTCGTTGGTGGGCAGGGGAGATAATGCCCGATTGGTCTGACTACGGGATCACCGGCAAGATCCATCACGGCAAACGCTCCAGCGCGCTGCCGTGGAAGGCAAGGATAGAAAAGAAATCCGAGGCCGCCAGAGAGGTGATCCGCGAGGCGTTAGAGCGCACAGAGGGCAGGGCTTATGTGGCCGTGTCCTTTGGCGTGGATTCGCTTGTGACGTGGCATCTGGCCCAGAGTGTAGCGCCGATCAAGGCGGCGTGGATTAATCAGGGGCCGTTCGCAGAATGGCCGGATTGCCTTGCCCTGAAGGATCACATGTTGGCAGAAGGCATGGATCTGGACGAGATACAGCCGGACATCACGCTGTACGATTGGTACAAACGCCACGGGATACCGCTGTCATCGTCAATGAACTCTAAAGAGGACAAGGCTCTCAACAAAGCCTTGATGTATGACCCGATCAGCCGGTGGGAGCAGGCCAATGACATGCGCTGCACCATCTGGGGGATTCGTGGGGCAGGCGATGAGGGGAAGCACCGGAAGGTAATGCTCTCCAGTAAGAAACTGCTGTTCAAGATGCTTGACGGCCGCTGGCGCTGCTCCCCTGTGGGGTGGTGGTCGAAGCAGGAAATCTGGCAGTATATCGACCTGCACGGGCTGGCCTATCCTGCCATGTACGATATAAATCGTCTGGAGATCCGCAATGGGCCGCCCATTGGTGTGACAGCGATTAACCTGGGCAGGGTGGAGAAGCTGAAGCGAGACTTCCCCGAGATCTGGAGGGTGTTCGTGAGTGAGTTCCCTGACTTTTCTGCGTTCAGATAAAAAAAATATTTATTTTTTCTATTTTAGGGCTTTACTTTTTTTATTAGATAGGTTATTATAAATACATGAAGGGGACAGCGAGCCCCAAGAAAAGAAGGAAGCAAACAAAATGGATTACAAAGCAATCGTAACCAACGCACTGAATGGCCAGAGCGATGCCCTAGCTTATGTCGCAGCAGCCATCGAAGCTGTCTACACCGATCAGGACGTCAGTATGGCTGATTTCTATCAAGACGAACTTGTCGAGCTGCTCGAAGGCTACTTCGCAGAATAATCAAGACGAAACAGGGCTCCGGCCCTGTCCACTGGTGAGGCCAGTGCTGATGAGTCTAAAAAAGAGGAGACAACCCATGATTACCAATGACCAATACAAACAGGCCCGTATCAATCTACTCAACGCCGATGACGATGAGTATGATGATGTTGTCGGATGCTGGGAAGAACAAATTCTGGCATACGAAAACCAAGACCAAGAAGAAGATTGGTAAACCCCGCCCCGCCAGCCGCCCCCGTGTAAGCGGGGGTTTTCACATTAAAAAGGAGAAACAAAATGCGAGTAGTTGATTTATTTAGCGGGGCAGGAGGCTTCTCTGAAGGCTTCCGCTCTGCTGGAGCGCAGATTGTATGGGCCGCCAATCACTGGCCAGACGCTGTGACATGGCATAGTAAAAATCACCCAAAGACACAACACGTTTGCCAAGACTTGCAACAGGCAGACTGGGCGCAAGTACCTGAACATGATGTTCTGATTGCCTCGCCCAGTTGCCAGGGTTTCTCACGGGCCAGAGGCAAAGATATGCCGCGCCATGATGCCGCAAGATCTACAGCGTGGGCGGTTGTGTCCTGCGCTGAGTATCACCGGCCTGAGATTGTTTTGGTGGAAAACGTGCCACAGTTTCAGGAGTGGGTATTGTTTCCGGCATGGGAATTGGCCATGCAGTCACTCGGGTACACCGTGGTTCCCTATGTTTCTGACGCCGCCGACCACAGAGTGCCCCAGAACCGTGTGCGCATCTTTATTGTGTGCACCCGCAGCAAGAGCCCTATGTTTCTCTCTCTGCCAAAGCGAGAGCATCAGCCTGTTTATATTGAGTGGGACAGCCACGATAACTGGAGCCAGGTGGACAAGCCCGGACGGTCTGCCAAAGTGCTGGAGAGAGTAAAGCGCGCCAGAGAGCGCCACGGTGATCGCTGCCTGATCTCTTATTATGGCTCTGATCTGTCAGGCCGTTCGCTTAATCGCCCCGTGGGAACAATCACAACTCGTGACCGATGGGCCGTGATTGACGGTGATCGGATGCGCATGTTTAACGTCAACGAGGTCAGGCGCGCTATGAGTTTCCCTGATAGCTATCTGCTGCCAGACAGTCACAAGCTTGCGGTTCATATGCTTGGCAATGCAGTCTGCCCCATGCAGGCCAGAGATTTTGCTGAAGAAATTAAAAGGAGAACAAAATGACCGAACCAAAGAAGAAAGGCCGCAAGCCCGGAATAACCGTGGGCGTCACGCTCACGACCAAGGTAACAGACCAAGAGAAGCAGCTCATCGACAGAGCAGGCGAACACTTCACCATGCGCCAGATGATTGTGGCGGGCGCCCAATACTTGCTCGGCCAGATGCGCCCACCCGCTCCGCACAGGGGGCCAGACTTGCCATGACCGAAGCAGAATACCAGGCTGGCATCTCCCGCCTGCTGGCTCTGATGGACATGCCCCTGCCAGAGGGCTCACCAGAGGCGGAGGAGTTTGATCGGTTGAGCTTGGCTCTGGCGGAGTACGAGCAGGGCGTGTTGATGATGATGTTTAAGGAGATTGAGCAATGACAATCAGAGTATTTAGCTTCGGTGGCGGTGTGCAGAGCACTGCTGTTCTTGTTATGTCGGCGCAGGGCTTATTGCCCTACAAGCAGTTTATTTTTAGCAATGTTGGCGATGACTCCGAGCATCCTGACGCAATCAATTACATTCGCAACGTAGCCAAGCCCTACGCAGAAGCCAATGGGTTAGAAATCGTGGAGATTAAGCGGAAGAATCGGCAGGGACAAGAGGAGACCCTGATGTATGACATCACCAAAGAGTCACGTTCAATCAATCTGCCGGTGTACCTGAATGTTGGTGGCAAAGGGGCACCCGGCAATCGGAACTGCACGGAAAAGTTTAAGATCAAGCCTGTCAGCAAGTGGATAAAGCAGCAGGGCGCGACCGCTGATAATCCCGCATTGGTGGGGATTGGCATTAGCATAGACGAGGCTGGCAGGGCTCGCGATGCCTCTGGGTTCCCGTGGCAGCGATTAGAGTATCCTCTAATCGCTGCCAGAATGAACCGCAACGACTGTATCAATGTCGTACTGAAAGCGGGCCTGCCCAAGCCTCCCAAATCCTCCTGCTACTTCTGCCCGTTCCACACGCTACCCGCATGGCAGGAGCTTTACGACAAGCACCCGGATCTGTTTCAAAAGACCGTGGAGCTTGAGCAACTGCTGAACGAGCGCCGGGCCATGCTTGGCAAGGACAGCGTGTATTTTACCCGCTACCTGAAGCCGCTTGATCAGGTGGTCGATGGCTCGCATCAGAATCAGTTATCCTTGTTCCAAGAAGAACCAGACGACCGGCACTCCTGCGGGCCGTTTGTCTGCTCGAATCCGTTTTGAGCGTGTGGTATAATAGTCACATGAAAGACTTCAACCTATACCAAACCAAGGCCCTTGAAACGGCCATCTACCCCGATCAGGGGAAGAATATTATTTATCCCGCCCTCGGGCTGACCGGAGAAGCGGGGGAAGTGTCTGAGTTGATCAAGAAGATGATCCGCGATGACGGCGGAGTGCTGACAGAGGAGCGCAGACAGAAGCTTGCCAAAGAGCTTGGTGATGTCCTGTGGTATGTGGCTGTCGTGGCCTACGAAGCCGGGTTGATGCTTGGGGACGTGGCCCGGGGTAACATCGACAAGCTACAGTCCCGCCAGCAGCGCGGCCAGATTAGCGGTAGCGGGAGTGACCGGTGATCAGAGCGTTGATTGTGATTCTATTACTGACAGGCTGCAAGGCTGAACAAGACAAACAAAGGGAGTACCCGTACCGGTGGGTTCAGCCTGCCCCCTGTCCGGGGTGTGTCGTGGCATGAGCAAAGAAGTAGTGAACCAGGTTAAACAGTACCGAGTGTCGGATCTGCGCAAGCACCCGAACAACCCGAGGATTATCAAGGACAACCAATACCACACCCTCAAGGCCAGTATCGAGGCCAACCCGGAATTGCTCGAAGCCCGGCCTGTGATTCTGTCAGACCGCACCGGGAAGCTAACCATCATCGGGGGAAATCAGCGCTTTCAGGTGGTCAAGGACTTGGGATGGCTGACCATACCCGGCGTTCTGTTCCCGGATCTAACTGAAGAAAAAGAGCGGGAACTGATGATCCGTGACAACGTGTCAAACGGAGAATGGGACTTCCAGATTCTTGCCGCAGACTGGGACAGCGTACAGCTTCAAGAATGGGGGCTGGACGTGCCTGACTGGGGGGATGAGGTGGAAGGCACAGACGGCTTTTCTTTGCCTGATGGTGATAAGCCACCGTTTCAAACAATAAGTTTTACGCTTGCTGATTTACAAGCTGATGAAATAAAGGAAGCATTAGAGATTGCAAAAGAAAACAATGATGTTGAAACTTTTGAAAATGAAAATAGCAACGGCAATGCTTTATATAGGATTGTATTAGAATGGCGTCAGCAAAAGATATAATAGTTAAAACAATATCATCAAGTGATGCTAATAATTTTGTAAAAAAGCATCATTACAGCGGTAAGGTTGTCCCAAACTCTAATTTACACTTAGGCGCTTTTTTAGATGGAAAACTGCATGGTGTAATGTCATTTGGAAAACCAATGGACAAAAAAAAGGTTTTGCATTTGGTTGAGGGTACTGGATGGAATGAAATGCTAGAGCTTAACCGCATGGCTTTTGATCCAGTTTTACCAAGAAATTCAGAAAGCAGATGTATTTCAATAGCTATTAAATTGCTTAAAAAACACGCGCCACACATTAAATGGATTCTTTCTTTTTCTGATGCTACACAATGCGGAGACGGAACAATATACCGAGCAAGCGGTTTTGTTTTGACAGGAATAAAAGAAAATAATCAGATTTGGGCGGCTCCAGACGGGTCTATTTTTACAAGAATGGTTTTAACAAATCATAAATCACCAAACGCAGAAAAAAAAGCCGCTAAATTTTTGAAAGACAATATAAAAACAGGCGGAGCAACAATGCGCCCGTACATTGAAGCAGGATTCAAACCATTAGATGGTTTTCAGTTGCGCTACATTTATATCATAGATAAGACTTGCAAATTAACCGTTCCGACTATACCATTTAATAAGATTGATGAAATAGGGGCCGGAATGTATCGCGGTAACAAAATATCAATCAAAGAAAGAAATTCAGGCGTTGATAGTGTATGTAGTAACACGCCATCTGTCCAAGATGGAAAAGACGTGCAAGTCGATCTCAACGCTCCTTTAGGTGATCAATATGACTGAAAAAAAGAAACCAACCAAACAAAAGACCCCTCCCGAGGTCGTATTCCCCGAGGGCATGGTCAACGCCAAGAAGCCAAAGAAAAACAATCTGCTGATAGACTGGGAATTTGTTGATCGTCGTCTGTCCGAGGGCTGTAGCGGCACTGAGATTGCTGCAAGCATTGGTGTTTGTTTTAGAACGCTGTCCCGCAGATGCCGCAAAGACCGGGGTATTGCATTTGAAGAACTCGGGCAGGCCATGCGCGCCAAAGGCGTGGCCTTTGCCAAGTCTGTATTCTACCGCAAAGCCTTTGTGGAAAAGGACACCGCCTCGGCGATCTTCTGGATGAAGAATAATGCGGGCTGGACAGACCGCAGGCAGGTGGAGCAGAACGTGAACGTGACGCAGAGTTCCTTTGAGGATCTGGTCGGAGGCGTTGAAAATGGGCAGACCCCCGAAGAAGAAGAATAGTCTCACGACCGCAGACAAGCAGCGCGTTCTGTTTGAGCGGTTCCGCTCAGACCCTAAACTGTGGATTGAGCGTTGCCTGAAGATCATTGATAAGAGCGGGCGTGAAGTGCCGTTCACAATGAATCAGATCCAGCGGCGCTATTATGAGGAACTGATCAAAAAGTACTGGAAGCCCTACCTGTTGCCCAACGGCAAAGAGGTGTACAGGCTTCAGGGCGTGCGTGAGGTAAATCTCAAGGCGCGTCAGTTTGGCTTATCCTCTCTGATCTGCGCCATCCTGCTGCACGATACGATTTTCTTTCCCGGCACCAGAACATGGCTTTTCTGTCAGGATGACGATGCCTCAAAGACCATGCTCGAGGAGCGGGTAAAGTTTTACTTCAACAGCATCAACCGTGAAGACCCGCTGATCGTCCTGCCCACACCGGACAAGGACAACACCAAAGAACTAGTCTTTGCCACGATTGCCAGCAAGATTAGCTGCCGTTCACCGGGACAGAGCCAGCACGTCAGCCGTAAGAAAGGGCGTTCGATTACCCTGCGCAATGCCCTGTTGTCAGAGTTGGAAGAATGGCCTTATGCAGATGAGTTGATTCAGGGCCTTGACCCGGCGCTGAATGATCCGAGCACCAATATTTTTATCGAATCCAGCCCCAACCTGCGCGGCTCCTATTTCTATCGCTTCTACCAGATGGGTAAAGACCCGAGCACCGGCTGGACTTCACGGTTCTGGCCGTGGTACTTGCATGACGAGTATAAGAGCACCATCAATTCAATCATCGAGCATGACCAGATCAAAGCCTCACTGACAGAGGACGAGCACGACCTGATTGAGCACGTCCGTGAGACGTGGATGCTTGAATTAAGCATGGAGCAGATCAAGTGGCGCAGGCGCACCAAAGCCTCACCCACGCTTGCCACCAAAGGCCCGATGGCCTTCAAGAAAGAATACCCTGAACGTGAGGACGATTGCTTTGAAACCACAGGAGCGAGCGTGTTCACAGACCCGGATTACACTCTGGCACAGCTGACCTGCGCCGAACGGCCTGCGATACCAGGGCATATTCACTCTATCGGCGTGGACGTGGCAGACGGGGCAGGTGGGGATTACAGCGTGATCACAGTCATTGATGCTGTGACCCGTGAGCAGATTTACCAGTGGAGATCCAATCTGGTGAGCAGTACAGATTTGCACCTTCAGGTGTACGAGGTCTGGAAGAAATACCCCGGCGTGGTCTTTATCGAAACAAACGGCATAGGCCGGGCCACCATTGCCAAAGCCCGGTCTGACATGACTATTGTAACCAACCCCGAGGGGCAGAGCGTTCCCCTGTGCGTGGACTGGGACGCTTTTGTACACGCAGGGCACCGCACCTATGACGGGATGCCCACACTGTCGGAGAAGTCCACCACGATCTATCTTTTGCGCGGGGCAATCCTTGAGGCTGTACAATTTTACTCTGAACCGTTGAATAATCCGCAATCTGTGGTAGGATTAAGAATAGGTTCTGAAAGTATTATTCAGGAGATGCCTGATTACCAGAACCTGCCCGGCGGAAAATTGGGAGCCCCCGCCGGTAGCCACGATGACGCGATTATGAGCTTGAGCGTTGCCTTTCGTGGGTTAGATGAGTTAGTTGATTATCAAAAGCTCTTTAAGCAAAGGTTTGCTGACAATACATGAAAGAGAAAGCATCCACGCCCCGGGCCACGGCTCAGGCGGTCGGAATACAGGTTAATTCTGCCCTCGAACGGCGGAATATTGACCTGCTTTCTCATTTTGTCTTTGATGAGCCAGAAGAAAAGGCCGCCAAACCAAAGCGGGGCCGTAACAGCAAGGCTGCTCCTGTGTCGCAGGAGTACACCCTTAATTCAGACATGCCCCTCCCCATTCGCCCACGGTACCCGCTGTCAGCATTGGAATTGGTGATCGACGAGTGCCCCGAGCTGGCGCGCACCATCAGGGGCCATGTGATCGCCACCGGCGGGCAGGGCTTTAAGTTGGTACCCACGGTTGACCGCCAAAAGCTAGACCCTGTGCGGGACGCGCTGACATTGAAAGAGATTGACAGCGAGCGCGATCAGTTAGACGCTTTTATCCGTTACATCTGCCCGACCCGGAGTGCTACGGACGTGTTCGGCCTTGTCTTTGAAGGCCGCCGGAAGTATGGCTTCGGCGCATGGGAAATCCTGCGCAACGCCGCTGATCAGGTGGTCGGCGTCAATCCGATTGAGGACATCAAGACCCTGCGGCCCTGTGCTTATGACGAGCAGGTGATTGAATACGACCGCCAGATCCGCATTGGCAACACGGTCTACACCCAGACCGAGCCCCGGAGATTCCGCAGATTTGTTCAGGAGATTATCCCCCGCCGGTTCAGCGTGACTGTGGCTCGCAAGAAAATCTACTTCAAAGAGTTCGGTGATCCCCGCTTTATCAGCCGTGAAACCGGAGAAATCTTTCAGATTGACCAGCCGCTGCCAGATGGCTTCAAACCGGCCACGGAGATTCTGTGGTTTCCGATTGTCAGTACCGGAGAGGAAATGCCCCTGCCTGAATGGCTGCCGGGCCTGCCGGACGCACTCGCCAGCCGCGCCATACGGATCTGCAATCTGGACGTGCTCGACAACGGAGGGACACCCCCGCTGGCGATCATTATCGAAGGTGCAGAGAACCCCCAGTTGGCACAGGAGATCCGTGATCAGTTGAAACAACTGAAAGGCACAGAATCCAGATCCAAAGCGGTGATTATCCAGACCGGAGCACAGGTGGTTGGCAGTGGTGTTAATAAAGACGTGGTGAATCCGCGCATCAGGATTGAGGATCTGAGCAAGATCATGATCACTGAGGGCATGTTTATTAAGTACCTTGAATGGCTCGACAAAAGCATTACCAGCCTGTTCCGCCTGCCTCAGATTCTGGTCGGCAAAGTGGACTCTACCCTGAACCGCGCCACGGCTGAGCAGGCCATCAGTATTGCTGAACAGACAGTGCTACAGCCCGAGCGTCAGGCCGTTGAGGATCTGATTAACAATGTGTTCTTGCCTGAGGTCTGCCTGTACAGCCGTCGGGCCACAGATGACCGGGGCATCAAGTACTGGAAGTTTGCCTTCAACAACTTCAGCATTGACCGCACCGAAGCCGCTGTCAAAATTCTGACTGCCGGTAAAGACGACCTAACCCTGAACGAGCGCCGTGAAATCCTGGACTCAGTTCTGCCCGGAGAGTACGAAGCCTTCAAACAAGAGGCCGCCAACATCCCCCCGGCCTTGCGTGGCCTGCCGATTGAGCCGATGCCTGATAATAGCGCCATCACTCAGGATATGAAAGACCGGATTGCCGCAAGCCTCGGTAAGAGCGTCGATTTCATCGGCGTTCTGGATCTGGAGCGCTAAGATGCCAACAGATTTCCCGACCGCTGGCGAGGACATGAAAATAACATTGCGTAACAGCAATTACCCACAGTTTGACAGACCATGGGCTGAACGCTTAAAATCAGAACATCCAGACATCTGGGATGCTGGCGGCAATATCAGGGGAGATATGGCCTACGTCCTCTGGGGCAGGGCCATCGAAGGTTCAGAGGCTGAGGGAGTGCTGAACTGGATTAAAGAGCGTGAAGCGTGGGCTGCGCGCCATTATGAGGACTTCAGACTTGCGGGAGTGGTCGCTCAGATCAAATGGGGCGTGATTGGCTCCCGTGGTGAAAGTTACATGAAAGATTTAATCAACTCTGAAATTGACAGAAGGCAGAATAAAATGATCGATGAATATGTAAAAGAGATCGACGCCGAGACGGTGAAAGCCCTCAGCGCCGGTCGCCTGCCTGATCTCCCCGAGATTGACGATCTGGCTGTATACATGGCCGGGTTTGTTCAGCGCAACCTCAGCAAAGCCTGTGAAATGCCTTCGGTGTCTGTTGAAACCGAAGCACTGACAAAAGCAGCATTTCAACCGATTGAGATTAACAACATCGACAAAGCCGCTGCTGACTTTCAGGGCTTTGTGATCGGCATTGTGCTTGAGCCCGGTTGCGAGGACAAGCGTGATCTGCATGGCCAATGGATGTCCAAAGAGGAGATCTATAAGGCCTGTCTCAACTGGTCAACCTACTCACAAAAGGTCGGGATTCAGCACAATGAATGGGCACCCCAGCAGGGCGTTAATCACCCTGATTTTGTCTGTGTCTGGAACTGGATTGAGTACGGCTGTCCCGTGATCGGTGGATACGAAGTGAAGCCGGGCACATGGCTTCAGGCGTATCAGGCTGTCTCTGAGCGTGGTATGCAGATGCTCAAGAATTATCAAATCAATGGGCTGTCCCCCGGCGGGCTCGGTACTGTCTGGAAAAGCCCCGCTGAATCAATGGAGGACTACGATTGATGAGCGCTATTGAAAAGGCGGCTCCCATTCCCGGAGAGCTGACAGATTACAAAGTGGACGAAGTTTCGCTCGTGGACTGGCCTGCAAATGGCCGCAAGTTTCTCTTGCGCAAATCGTCTGTAACCCCTGAACAGCAGGCCGAACTCAAAGCAAACGGACTCAAAGCCCCGGAAGATCCCGTCATTGGCTTCTTCCAGAACTTCAAATCCGCTCTGCTTGCCGATGTCGGCTCGCTGATTAAATCACTTCTGGCCCCCACGGCCATACAGAAAGGTAATGACAACAACATGTCAGATCAGAATATGGCCGTTGAGGCCAATAAAGAGCTGCTGCCCGAAGATCTTCAGGCTATCAGCGAGATGATTGATCAGAAAATCATGGAAGCAATGGCTCCCGTTTTGGCCCGTTTGGATGCTCTTGAAGCGCACGAAATGGAGCCTGAAATGATGCCGGAAGCCCCCGTCGAAATGCCTATTGAAGAAATGTGTAAACCCAAGAAGTCTGAAGAAATGGACGCCATGAAAGCCTTTATGGTTCAAATGGCTGAATCTCAGGCCGCTACACAGAAAATGCTTGAGAAGATGCTGAACAGCCGTCCGGCTGGCTACAGCGAGCGCTCTGCATCCCCTGCCCCCCAGCCTCAGCG